TCCCTCGACCCTGATCGGGGTCCGTCTCACGACCGAGACCTATGTCGCCGTGACGAAAGCGGCCGCGGGCCGGCGGGAGTCGATCCAGGACCTGATCCGCCGCGCCCTCGAGCGGGAGACGAAGTTTAGTTAACATAACTTGTGGTCTGAGACACACTGGGCGCAAGATACGGCCCAACCGTGGAAGGGACCCTCTATTCCGTCCTCACGATCAAGGCCATTGATCCGGCGAAGCGCCTGATCCGCGGGATCGCGACGACGCCGGAACCCGACCGGGCCAACGACATCGTCGAGCCCCTGGGCGCGCGGTTCGCGGCGGAGATCCCGCTCCTCCTCCACCATAAGAAAGAGACGCCGGTCGGCGTCGCGCGCCTCCAGCCACCGACGAGCGCCGGGATCGAATTCGAGGCCGAGCTCCCGATGGTGGCGGACCCCGGCCCGGTCAAGGACGAAGTCGATCGCGCCTGGACCAGTGTCCTCCACAAGTTGATCCGCGGCGTCTCGATTGGGTTCCGCGTCTTAGATGACGCGATCGAACCGATCAAGAATGGCGGGTTCCGCTTCCTCTCGACGGAGATCCTCGAGCTCTCGCTCGTCACGGTTCCCGCACACCAGGGCGCGACCGTCGCGGTCGTCAAAGCCCTGGACCAGGCCGCGACCGGCCGCCCAACCACCCCGCCCGCGCCCGGGCGACCGACGCGAAAGGCCGCGCCGATCATGAATATCGCCGCCCAGATCAAAGATTTCGAAACCTCCCGCGCGACCAAGGCCGCGCGTATGAACGAACTCATGTCGTCGGCGAATGACGCCGGGGAAACCTTGAGCGGCGAGTCGCAGACCGAGTACGACGAGCTCAGCGCCCAGGTCAAAGACATCAACGCGCACCTGGTCCGAATGCACGACCTCGAGACGCTCGCGATCCAGAACGCGACGCCCGTGACCGGCGCCAGCGACGTCACGAAGGCCGCGGCCGTCCGCAGCGGCGTCTCCGTCGTCAGCGTCAAGGCCAACGTCCCGAAGGGGACCGCGTGGACGCGCTACGCGATGGCCGTCGCCCGGTTCAACGGCGACAAGTACGCCGCGATCGAATACAGCAAGCAGTGGCGGGACTCGACGCCGGAAGTCGAGATGATGCTCAAGGCGGCGGTCGCCCCCGGCACCACGACCGGCGCGACCTGGGCGGCGCCGCTCGTCCCCGTGCAGCAGATGCAGAACGAATTCCTCGAGCTGCTCCGCCCGCGGACGATCATTGGGAATCTGCCGGCCCTGCGGAAGGTGCCCTTCAATGTGTCGGTCCCCGCACAAACCGGCGGCGGGACCTATGGCTGGGTCGGACAGACGAAACCGAAACCCCTGACCGCGCTCGCCTTCGCGACCGTGTCGCTCGGGTTCGCGAAGATTGCCGGGATCGTCGTCATCACCGAAGAGCTCGCGAAGTTCTCCAGCCCCTCGGCGGAAGAGACCGTCCGCAACGACATGATCGCCGGCGTCGCCGCCTTCATGGATGCCCAGTTCATCGATCCCGCGGTCGCCGCGGTCGCGACCGTCAATCCGGCCTCGATCACGAACGGCGCGGCGAACTCCGCCAGCGCCGGCACGTCGGGCGACAACGCGAAGACCGACATCAAGACGCTGGTCAAGACGTTCACGACGGCGAACCAGTCCACCAAGAACGCCGCGCTCATCATGAGTGAGTCGAACGCCTTCGCCCTGGCGACCGCGCTCAACCCGCTGGGTCAGCCGCTCTTTGGCGGCTTCACGTCGGCGGGCGGATCGATCATGGGGATCCCCGTCGTCGCGAGCCAGGCCGCCGGGACGAACCTGATCATCGTCGACCAGTCCGGCATTCTCTACGCCGACGACGGGCAGTCGACGATCGACATCAGCAAGGACGCAACACTGCAGATGGACAGCGCGCCCGCCTCGCCGGCGGATGCGACGACGGTCTATGTCTCCCTCTGGCAGACCAACTGCATCGGCCTGCGGGTCGAGCGGTTCTGCACCTGGGCGCGCGCGCGGACGACCGCCGTGGCCTACATCACGGGCGCGGCCTACGTCTAGAAGCAGGGACCATGGCTAAAGCCAAAAGCGATGACCCGCTCCTCGTGCCGGAGCCCCACGTCACGTCCCGTTTGACGACCGACGGGACGGCGTACCTGCCCGAGACGTATGTCTCGACCGACGGGACGGTGGAGAAGCCGTGGCCGATGACCGATCCCATGGGCGTCAAGCGCCGGCTGCTGACCGACTGGCCGATCGGGGACGCGCGCCGCGTGGACCCCGGCCCATAACGACTGCCATCACCGGGAGCGGGTTCCTTGGCCGGCCCGCTCCCGGCTCTCCCGGAAGGACTTGTATGCCCGTCGCGATGCAGGCGATCAAAGTTCACACGCACTACGACCCGACGGGGGTCGAGCTCCTCGTGCATCATCCCGGCGATCACTACGAGCTCGCGGACAGTAACGGCCTGACCGCGGAGCAGCTCGCGAATGTCTTTACGCAATTGGGCGTCGCGCTCCGAGCCGACGTCCCCGTGAAGGTCAAGAAGGCGAAAGCCTGAATGCGGATCGGCCCCTTCACGATCGCGTTCACGAAGTCGCTCCCGATGCGGCCGGTCCCGCAGTCGGCGGGCCGCGGCTGGCTCCGGGTCAACGAGCCCTATATCGGCGCCTGGCAACTGAACGACGAGATCACCGTCCCGATGGTCGCGGCCTCGCCGGCGGTGTTCTCGTGCGTCACGCTCATTGCGTCCGACGTCGCGAAGCTCGGCCTGCGCCTGGTCGAACAAGACGACGAGGGGATCTGGCACGAGACGACCTCCCCCGCCTTTTCGCCCGTGCTGAAGAAGCCGAACCGCTACCAGAACCGGATCAAATTCGTCGAGCACTGGATCACGTCGAAGCTGTTGCAGGGGAACACCTACGTCCTGAAGCAGCGCGACCGCCGCGGCATTGTCGTCGCGCTCTACGTGCTCGATCCGTGCAAGGTCGTCCCGCTGGTCGCGACGAATGGCGACGTGTATTACCAGCTCACGCGCGACGACCTGTCGCAACTCGACGAGCAGACCGTCACGGTCCCGGCCTCCGAGATCATTCACGATCGGATGGTCGCGCTCTATCATCCGCTCATCGGCGTGTCGCCGATTCACGCCTGCGGGATCGCCGCGGTGCAGGGCCTCTCCATTCAGCAGAACTCGCGCAACTTCTTCGCGAACGGGTCCAGCCCCGGCGGCATCCTGACGGCGCCCGGCGCGATCTCGAATGAGACGGCCGAGCGCCTGAAGGCGAAATGGGAAACGGACTTCAGCGGCGACAACGCCGGCAAGGTCGCGGTCCTGGGCGACGGGCTGAAGTATGAGCAGATGGCGGTCAACGCCGCCGACGCGCAACTGATTGAACAGTTGAAGTGGACCGCTGAGACCGTGTGCTCGTGCTTCCACGTCCAGCCCTACATGATTAGCGTCGGCCCGCCGCCGCCCTACGCGAACATCGAACCGCTGAACCTGCAGTATTACTCCCAGTGCCTGCAATCACTGATCGAGAACTTCGAGCTCTGCCTCGACGAAGGGCTCGAGCTCCCGACGCAACCGCGGGTCCTCGGGACGGAGATCAACCTCGACGATCTCCTCCGGATGGATTCGACGACGCGCACCAATTCCGCGCAGACGTCGATCACCTCGGGCGGCATGACGATCAACGAGGCGCGGCGTAAGTTCTTCGACCTCGGGCCGATTCCCGGCGGCGACACGCCGTACATGCAGCAGCAAATGTGGCCGCTGAACCAGCTTGCGAACCGCTCGATCCCGGCCATCCCCGCCGCGCCGCAACCCATGCCGACGACCGAGACGCCGACGGCGCCGGAGGAGAAGGCCATCACAGGCCGCCGTTTGCTGCTGGCGTTACGGACCAAGATGGTCGACCTCGAAAGGGATCTCCATGCCGCTTGATCTTGAGGATGAACTCGCGACCGCGATCGTGCTTGAAATCAAGAACGTCCTGGTCCCCATGGTCGCGCGCGTGAAGGACCTCGAGGCGCGGGTCGCCCGCGGATGGACCGACGCGGAACTCCAGGTTGCCCGTGAAGTCGGACCCGTGCGCGAACGCCTGGCCGCGCTCGAGGCCCGTCCGCCCGTCCCAGGCCCGCCGGGAGCGGATGGCGCCGCCGGCACCCATGGCGCGCCGGGGCCGAAAGGCGATCCCGGGATGCGCTACCGCGGCGTCTATGTCGACGCCACGGCGTACGAGCAGGGCGACGTCGTGACCTGGGCGGGCGGGGCGTGGCATTGCAACGAGGCGACGGTCGAGAAACCCGGCGACGGGTCGCACGTCTGGACGCTGATGGTGAAGCGCGGCCGTGACGCGAAAGGCGCCCGGTAACGATGGCGGCCGTCCTTGTCACGCTGACACAAGCGAAGGCGCACCTCAGGATCACCATGCCCGCCGGCGATCCCGGCGATGCGGATATTCAGTTGAAGCTCGATCAGGCGGAGGCGGTGATCCTCAACTACCTGAAGGGCGCGAACGGCGCCGCGATCGGCTGGACCGATCCGACGACCGCGCCGCCGCCCGTCACCGCCGGCATTCTCCTCATGCTCGGGCGCCTGTATGAGCAGCGCGGCGACGACGAGGACAAAGACGAAAAACTCTGGCAGGCGATCGATCGGCTGCTGACGCGCTACCGGGATCCGGCGCTCGCATGATCGGCGACTTCCGGCATCTCGTGACGTTTCAGGATATGACCGAGCCGAGCCCGGACGGCGTCGGCGGCTTTACACAGACGCCGGTCCCGCTCGACCCGCCGACCTGGTATGTCCAGATCGCGCCGCTCGCCGCGCACGACCTGGAGCGCATCAGTGCGGGCGGGAGTGTCGTCACGACCGGGTCCCACATCGTCCGCGGGCGCTATCACCCGGGCGTCTCGACCAAGACACGAATGCTCTTCAGTGGCCGGACGTTCTCGATCACGGGGACGCGGACGCCCGACGAGCGCGGGATCTTTATGGAACTGACCGCGGTCGAACAGGTGACGCCATGAGCGCGGAGCTCACCTGGATCGGCCTCGACGAGCTGAAGGCGGCGCTCTTCAACTTGCCGGCGGATCTCACCGCGAAGGCCGTCGGGATCGTCGAGGAGTCCGCCCAGGATGCGGCGGCGGAGATCAGGGCGGCCTATCCCGAAGGCGAGACCGGGAACCTCCGCCGCGGCGTGAAGGTCGGCACCAAGGGCGCCCGCGGCGCGCATACCGTGCGGCGGGTCGTGCGCTCGACGGCGCCGCACGCGACGCTCTTCGAGACGGGGACGCAAACGCGCCAGACGGCGCTCGGCTACAACCGCGGCTTCATGCCCGGCGCAAATATCTTCGTCCCGGTCGTCGTGCGCCGCCGGCGCGCGATGCAGGAGGACCTGGTGCGGATCGTGGAATCGGCGGGGATCGATGTCCGCGGCTGATGTCGCCGCCGTCGATACGGCGCTCGTCGCCGTCCTCGCCACGGATCCGACGCTGATCGCGCTCTTGCCCGACGGCGTCTATCTCGACGTCGCGCCGTCGAACAAGACGCGCTTCGCGATCGTGTCGCACGTCGTCCACGAGGACCTTGAAGGCTTTGTCAGCGCGCTCTATGAACGGGTCGTCTATCGCGTGACCGCGCGCGTGCTCGAGTCGACGGGCGTCAACGTCAACGCCGCCGCGGCGCGGATCCATGCGCTCTTACATGACCAGGTGATCGCGTCGATCACGGGCTACGTCCATATGGCGACGCTGCGGATCGAGCGCGTCAAGTTCACCGAGGTCGACGCGATCGACAACGACATCCGCTGGCAGATCGCCGGCGGGGATTACGAAGTGTTCGTCAGCCCGAACGACTAAGGAAAGGGATTTTGTTATGGCCCGCATTCACGGCAAAAAAGGCGATGTGATGCTCGACCCGACGGGCGGCGCGACCGTCGTGACCCTCGCCTCGACCGACGCCTGGGATCTCGACCTCGGGAAGGACCGGGTCGACGTCACCTGCTTCCAGGACACCAACAAGCAGACCGTCGTCGGCTTACCGAGCTACTCCGGCACGATGACCGGCTGTTGGGATTCGGCGACGACGCCCGAGCAGCTCTTCGCGGTGATCTTCGGCGATGTCGCCGCGATGATCCACCTGATCCCCGACACGCGGGAGCCGACCTTCCTGTTCAAGGGCCTCGGCAACCTCGACGGGTCGCTGTCGGTGTCGGCGAAGGGCGCCGTGACGTGGTCGTCGAAGTTCGACGCCGCGGGTCCGTGGGTGATGGAACCGGCGATCCCCTGAGTCGTGCTGAACGCGAGACTGATCCGCGGGCGCGACGCGCAGATCTGCTGGGCGTATTACGTCGCCGCCGGCGTCGAAGGCTGGACGGTGATGCAACAACCGCCGCGGCCGGGCGTGCGCCCGAAGTGGAGTCTGTCGGCGCGGATCGTCGGGTCGGACAAGTTCAAGATGGCGCAACGCCCGCTGTTGTTCGTGACCGTCGTGAAAGACAAGCGGTGGCTGTTTCAGATTGAGGCGTTTCGGATCGAGGGGGACCGGCTGACGGCGACCCTCGGCCCGCGTGAGGACTATTGAATGTCGAGGTTTGTGCGACCGGAGACGCGGACACTGACGCTCGCCAATGGCGATCACTTGATCGTCCGCGCGCGGCTGACCGCCGGCGAACAGCGCGAACAGTTTGCGCGCATGTATACGCAGGGGCCGACCGGCGTCCAGCGCAACCTCTTGATGCTCGGCGTCGGCCAGGTCGTCGCGTATCTGCTCGACTGGAACCTGCGCGACGACGCCGGCCAGCTCGTCCCGATCCGCGATCTCTCGGCGGCCGACCTGCACCAGGTGCTCAACCAACTCGCGCCGGAGGACTTCGACGAGATCCAGCAGGCGATCGAGGCGCACGAGAAGGCGATGGTCGCCGAGCGTGAGGATCAAAAAAAAATCCTGACTGGCGGGCCGGCGTGATCTCGGATCTCGTGATCGCCCGGCGCTTCGGCTGGCGCTATGAGTGGGTCCGCGACCTCGACGCCGACGTGCACCAGGTGCTCGTCGAGGAACTCGTCCGCGAACAGGAACAGGCGGAGGGCTGACGAATGGCCGTCACCGGCGTCTTCACCGCGGACTTCTCCAGCTTCGATAAGGCCGTGCAGACCTCGACCAAGAACCTCGAAGGTCTCGAGAGCGGCGCCGAGAAGACGAATAGTTCCTTGCGCCTGATGACGCAAACGCAGGAGCAGATGCTCGACAAGATCGGCGCGTCTGGCGGGAAGATCCAGGCACTCGGCACGACGGCCGCCGAGACCGGTGGCCAGGTCAACACCCTGACCAGCAGCTACAAGCAATTCGACGGGATGCTGCAGGCCGCCGGGATCAACATCGGCCCCCAGGTCAAGGGCCTCGAGGACATTGCGAATGCCGCCGGCAAGACCACGACGGAGCTCGGGCTCCTCGGGACCGCCGGCCTGGCGGTCGGCGCCGCCCTCACGGGCTGGAAGATCGGGACGTGGATCGACGAGATGACCGGCGCCTCGAGCGTGGTCGAACAGCTCGCGACATCGTTGATGGGCGTGGCGCCCTTGATGACGAAGGCGGCGGGCGAGCAGGTGATTATCAACAAGGCTCTCGAGATGGGGGCCAAGCACGGGCTCGACTACACGGAGTCGCTGAAGTTCATCACCGAGCAAAACCAGAAGAACGCCGACAGTCAGATCAACTGGCGCGAGAAACTCGCCGACAGCTACCGCGAGCTCCGCACCCTGACCGACGCGCAGAAGGCCGAGATCGCGATCGCGCAGGAGGCCGGCGCGACGACCGAGCAACTGACCAACAAGTACGGCATCCACAAAAACACGCTGACGCTACTGAAGCAGGAAACCGACGCGAACGCCGACGCCCAGGCGAAGTTGACGGCCGAGCACGCGAAGGCGGCGGCCGAGGCCGAGAAGCTCGAGGCGGCCTACGCCAAGTTGATGAGCGACACCAAGAACCTAAACCAGCAGGCGATCATGGACGCCGACGCCGCCAAGCTGAAGATCGAGAACGACCAGAAGAAGTGGGAGTCGACGATCAAGGTGCGCGACGCGATCCTGGCCTCGGCGAAGGCGTCGAGTGAGGCCGCGAATTTCGAGAAGGCGCTCGTCGTCGAGCAGGCCGCCGTCGAGCAGTCGAACGAGGAACTGATCGCCTCCTTCGGCACGATGGCCGAAATGCACACCGAGGCGGGCGCGGCGGCCCAGGCGGGCACCGCGCAAACCGTCCAGGGCTACCAGGCGGTCGCGCAACAAGTCGAGATCACCTCGGACGGTGTGCGCGGCTGGCTCGAACTCATGGCGGCGACGAATCGGGCGAACGCGATCCTCAAAGAGAACGGTCTGTTCACGACCTCGGGGCAGCTCGAACGCATCGCGGCCGGCCCGCAAGGCGGGACGCTCAGCAGCTTTGCGCCGTCGTTTGCCTCGGGGATTGAAAACTTCGGCGGCGGCCTGGCGAAGGTGCACGGCGGCGAGGTCCTCGCGAACCTGCCCGCGGGGACGTCGGTCTATCCGAAGGGCGGCCTCGGCGCCAACATTTCCAACGTCTTTAACCTGGTCGACAGCGAGTCGAACCTGGCGCGGCGGGTTGCGGACCTCATCATGCGCCAGGTCCGCGCCGGCACGCAGTTAGGCACGGCATAACCTCATGGCCTTTGACGCCCATTCGAATCTCGCGGTCTCGACGATCGCGACCGCGCCCGCGCCGGCGACCTCGGGGACGACGCTGACGGTCGCGGTCGGGGAAGGGGCGCGCTTCCCGGTCGCCCCGTTTAACTGCACCGTGTGGCCGGCGACGGCGCTGCCGACGCCCGTCAATGCCGAAGTGGTCCGCGTCACGGCGCGGACGGGCGACGTGCTGACGATCACGCGGGCGCAGGAAGCGACGACGGCGCGATCGATCGTCGCCGGGGATCTCGTCGCCGCGACGATTACGGCGAAGACGATCACCGACATTGAAAGCGGGACCAACTTCCCCCAGATCATCACGCCCAGCGCAGTCGTCGAGGGGACGATTCAGGCCGCGCAATTCCGAACGGTCTTCGGGGGCATGGTGTATTTTCAAGGCCATGCCACACTGAATGGAACGGCAGACGGGTCGATCAAGCTCGGCAACGTGAATGGCGATAGCTTCGACCGCGTGCAATTCGGCGGGACGACGGCGGCGTATCCGGCGCTGAAGCGGAGCGGGGCGGGGCTGGCGGTGCGGCTGGCGGATGACACCGCCGCGGCGGATCTCAGCGCGGCCAATGTCCTCTTCACCAACGGCGCGGCGGCGCAGATCCGGCACACCACGAGCGCGGGCGCGGATACGGGCGCCTTGACCCTGTCGGCGGCGGGCGGGTTCCCGTCCCGCGGCGGAACGTTTGCGGTCTACGGCAATCAATTTGCGCCGGGCGGCGGGACGTTTGCGGGCTGCGTGGAATTCAGCGCCGGGAATGTCGCGACGGGCGCGATCAAATTCCTGACGGGCGCGGAACAGGAGCGCGGGCGCATCCATGCGTCGGGCGGGTTGAGCTGGGGCGGTGTCCCCAATCCCGGGGTGGGGAATATCGGCGCCGTCGCGTTTACGACCGGGTCGGATGCGCGGCTCAAAGACGACCGCGGCCGGCACACCGACCCCGACGTGCTCCGCCGTACCGTCATTCACGATTTCGTCTGGAAGTCTGACGGGCGGCCGGGGCGCGGCGTGTTCGCGCAAGAGGCCCATCTGGTCGCGCCGTTTGCGGTGACGGTCGGCACGGACGAAGTCGACGACGACGGCAAGCTGGTGCAACCGTGGGGCGTCGATTATTCGAAGTATGTTCCCGACCTCATCACCGGATGGCAGTACCACGATGCGGTGATTGACGATCTGCGGGCGCAAGTGGTTGCGCTCGTGCGGGCGAATCCGCGTGTGGCCGTGCGGACGTTTCTCGCGGATGATCCCCGCCCGTCCGTCTATCAGCGGATCCGTGCGGCTATTGCTGGATGGTTCCCCACATGGATCACGCCATGATCCATCAGGGTCGGATAACGCCGCTTTGGTTAACTTGGGCGCTGTGGCCCGTGTGCCGTGAGGAAGTCGTAGTGGGCGCGACACAGGAAGGCGTAGTCGTAGGCGCCGAGGTGCAGGACTTTCACGGCCAGCCGGTCGCACCCGGTATGGGCGCAGGTGGTCCCCGGCGGGATGAGCGGTACAGCCATCGCGGGAGTCTACCGTAGATGTTCGGCGGGATCTATTTCGCGGGCGCGGCGTTTGCCGGCCTCGTCGGCGGCCTCGGCGGCACGACCCCGCCCGGCGGCCCGATCGACACGACCGTCGGCATTACGATCGACGGCGTCCCGGTCACCGCGCGCGTCCGGGTCCAGGGCGTCACCATCCACGACGTCCTGAACGATGCGCCGAACACCGCGACCCTGGTGATCGAGGGCGACGGCCCGGCCGTCGGCCAGTCGCTCAAGATCACCCTCAACGCCGGCGCGCTGGTGCTCTTCGCCGGCCAGGTGCAGACCGTCGATCAGGCGTTCGAATCGAAACCTGAGCACGTCGCGTGGGCGGTCACGGCGATCGACGACACCGCCCGCGCCAACTACCGCCGCCCGTTCGGCACCTGGGTGAATACCTCCGCGACGACGATCGCCCAGGCGATCAGTGTCGCGTATGCGCCGAGTTTCTCCACGGCGGGCATTGCCGGCGCCCTCCCGCCCGTGTCGATCGTCTTCGACGGCGCGGACACCTTCATTGCCGCGCTCGTGCGGCTGGCGTCCGCGATCGGCGGCTACGCGAAGATCGAGGACGGCGTCGTCTACTTGTTCCAGACGGACCTCACCGCGCCGCCCGATCCGATCGACGCCGATCACCGGTTCCTGCATACGCCGGCCATCCAGGCGAACGTCGATAGCAGCCAGCTCCGGACGCGCGTCTATGGGAAGGGCTACGGCGAGAACGTGCTGGCCGACCTCGCGGTCGGCGAGACGCTCGTCCCGATTCCAGACGGCGCGCAGTTCCCGCCCTTTGGGAGTCAGGCGATCCTCGCGACGACGGCCGACGGCGCGCAGTCCGAAAAGATCGCCTTTACCGGCGTCGACCTCGCCGGCGGCGGGACGCTGGTCGGGACCGGCGCCGGCCCGACGGTCGCACCGGAGCTCGCGATCGCGCCGGGCCTCGGCGTCACCAATGGCCATCATGATGTCGCGGTCGTCTTTGTCACCGCCCTCGGCAAATCCCTTCCCGGCCCGATCGCCGGGGTCGACGTGCCGACCTTCCCGCCGCCCGCGACGGCGCCCGTGCCGTCGCCCGCGGTCAATGGCACCGGCCCCGATGAGGGCGCGCACGATTACGGCGTGTCGTTTGTGACCGCGTTTGGCGAGACGGTCCTCGGCCCGATCACGAATGCCGTCGCCACGTCCGCGGCCACTGGGCAAGTCGCCGCGCCGGGGGCCTGCAGCTGCAGCCCTGGTGCGTCGCTCGTTCCCGGCAACCACAAGAGCACGATCGCCGCGAGCTACCAAGTGACCTTTGTGAACGCCCAGGGGGAGACCGAAGGCGGCACCGTCTCGGGCGCCGCGGGGCCGCCGGGCCTCCCGCCCGCGATCGGCGGCGTCAATGGGCAGATCGGGTCCGCGGCGGGCGGCAACATGGCGCCGGGCTGGTATCGCTACCGGATTACCTGGTCCACGGCGGGCGGCTATGAAACCGAAATGGCGACGTCCTATGACATCCAGGTCCTACCCGGCCACGGGTCCGCGTTTCTGAATTACGTTATGGCGCATCCGGACCCGCGCATCACGAAACAACGGATCTACCGGTCGCTGGTCGGTCAGACGCCGGCAGGGGGCGGCTATCTCGTCGCGGAACGCGCGAATCAAAATGCGATCTTTACCGACACCGCCGCCGATAGTGCGATCAGTGGGAACGAACAATATTACGTCGCCGGTCAGGGAACGCCGAGCGGCCCGCGGGGGCCGGACCCCGGCTATCGCGTCGAGCTCTCCGGGATTCCGATCGGCCCGGCCGGGGTCACGGGGCGGCGGATCTATCGGCGGATCAATGCCGCCGGGACCGCGCGCCAGGTCGCGACGCTCGGCAACAACACCGCCACGACCTACAGCGACAACACGGCCGACGAGTCGCTCGGCGCCGATGTCCCTGGCTCGAACACGACCGGGACCGCGGTGCAGCGGATTCCCCTCGCGGCGATTCCCCTCGGCCCGCCCGGCACGACGGCGCGGAAACTCTATCGCCGCTTCAACTGGGCCGGGACGTTCAAGCTCGTCACGACGCTCGCCAACAACACGACGACGACCTTTACCGACACGGTCCCGAATAGCGGCCTCGGCGCGAATGCGCTCACGACCGCGACCGCGGTCGGCAACCAGATCGCCGCGACGATCCCGAAAGGCCCGAGCGCCGTGACCGCGCGCGAGCTCTACATGAGCCCGGTCGGGAGCAGCGTCCGCAAACTGGCGCTCACGGTCCCCGACAACACGACGACGACGGCGACGATCACGATCGCCGACGCCAGCCTCGCTGTCGCGGCCGGGGAACCCGTCGCCGATACCTCGGGCCTCCAGCAACCGCAAGGCCAGGTCAACCCCGGCGCAACCGTGCTGCCCGTCGCCGCGGCGGCGACCTTCCGGCCCGGCGGCGGTTGGGTCGTCCTCGGCGGCGGGCAAGTCGTCCGTTACACCGCGATCGCCGGGCAGACCCTGACCGGGATTCCCGCCGCGGGCTCGGGCGCCATCACGACCACCGTCCTCTTCGGCCAGCAGGCGATCCCAGCGGCGCTACTCGTCGGCGTCACCGGGATCGCGGTCCCGATCCAGAAGGGCGCCGCCGTGAATCTGTGGGTCCAGGTCGATGACCTCCAGGCCCAGGCGGAGCAGCGCGCGCGCGCCGGCGGCGACGGCGTGATCGAGTACCTCCTCACCGATACCCGCCGCGCGATCGAGTCGCTCACGGCGCGCTGTGTCGCCGACCTGGCGCAATTCAGCCGGCCGATCGTGACCGTCGCCTATGCGACCCGCGACGTCAAGTCGAAGAGCGGGAAGGAAGTCGTGATCGACTTGGCCTCGCCGGCGATCCACGAGACGCTGACGATCCAGGAAGTGACGATCACGGAGATCGACATTGCGAAGGGCCTGGCGCCGCGCTTCATGGTGCGCGCCTCGACGGTGCGCTTCTCGCTCGAAGACACCCTGCGTCGGCTGATTGCCGGCGGGTCGATCGTCGGGGGCTCGTCGTGAGCGCCATCCCGGAACCGCGCCTGCGCCTCGAGCGGCTGCCGCCCGACCCGGAGAAAGTCACGCTCCTCGATTACTTCGCCGCGGCCGTGCTCGTCGCCGGCCTCGGGATCTCCGGCGCGGATGTCTTCGACAAGGCCGCCGCGCTCGTCGCCGAGTCGCATAAACGCAAAGGACTGACGCCATGACCCCGACCCGCGACCCGGTGACGACGACCCTCCGCTCCTCGCTCGGGTATTACCTCTGCGCCGAAGGCGGCGGCGGGCGCGAAGTGATGGCCGACCGCACCGAGGCCGGCCCCTGGGAACAGTGGACCGTCAGCCATAACGACGATGGCACCGTCTCGCTGCAGGCCCAGGACGGGCACTATCTCACCGCCGAGATCGACGGCACGGTGGCCTGCCGCGCAGACGTGTCCGGCGAATGGGAACGCTACGAGATCGAAGTCCGCGACGACGCGATCGTCTGTTTCAAGAGTCACCACGGCACCTATCTGCAGGCGCCCGAAGGTGGCGGCCCGAAGATCCGCCTGGTGCAAGTCGATGACGATCCGCCGCGGCCGGGGGAGTGGGAATTCTTCGCGTCCAGTGAGAAGTTCTGGGCGCCGCCGCCGGTCCTCAATCCCAACTATCTCGCCGGCGTGCTCGACCGGATCGATCGCGTCGTCAGTGACGAGACCGGCCCGCGCATCCTGATGGGCTGCCACTTCATGGAAGGCTTCTCGGCCTACTGTCACGGGAAGGCGATCGGCCAGCTCGACGTCGCGACGCAACTTGACATCATTGCGGAAAAGTACGCGTTCGTCCGCAACCTCGACGTGCTCGGCTTCTGGGACAGCAACCGGCCCGGCGATGCGGATGAGTGGGACGCCTGGAAAGGCCGCGAGGTGACGCCGATCGAATTCGTCGCGAACAGTGGCCGCACGATCCCGCCGACGCCCGACTACTGGGAACGCAAGCGCGAGTACGTGACCATGCTCCACGATCGCGGCCTCAAGATCTTCGACGACCGCGGCGACATGAACGCCTGGACGCATCAGCAGAAGATCGATCACATGCTCCGCAACGGCCAGTTCTACGCCGAGCTGCCCTTCGGGAAAGACGTGCTCGCGGGCGTCTGGGCGATTAATGAAGCCTGGCAGAACGGCGGCGACGATCGGTCGCTGCTGCTCGAGATGATCGACGCCTTCGACACGGGCGCGGGCTGGCTGCCGGCGCTCGTCGGCCTCTCGTCGCCGGGCGGGAGCTCGGACCCCGACGCGCTCGCCGCCTGCGATCCGCCGCAAACGTCCTGGGAGCCCGAGCTCCCCGACAGCTTCACGTACTGGAGCGCGGACCCGGCGAGCGTGATCACCTGTCACGGCAACCGCGGCGATCACACGCATATCGTCGAACACTATTTCGGCTACGGCTACGACGAAGAGATTCGGGATTCGAATAAGCCCGTCCAGAACACCGAGCCCGTCGGCGGCGGCGACGGCGTCAGCGTCGGCCAGGTCAACGACCCCGAGCTCCTCTGTGCGCTGACCGCGGCGGCGCTCCTGGGCGGGCAGGGCTGGACGTTCATGAGCGGAAACGGCGTGTTCTGGAACGGCGCCATACATGAAATGCCCGGCTTCGAAGAAGTCGCGCGCCTCCCGCAATTCCTGCCGACCGACATCGCGACCTTCCCGGTCGTCTGCCACGCCGGGACGCGCTTTGCTGGCGTCCGCATTCTCGCCGCCGTCGATCCGACCCGCGCCGAACATGCGATCGCGCCGGATGGCCGCTTTGTGATCGTCGTCCACACGCAAGAGCAGGCCGGCAATGCGCTGCCCTGCGAGCGCGCCTGTAGTGAATTCACGGTGATCAACATGTTGACCGGCGCCATTGAACGCACCGGCCCGCTCGCGGCCGGGCAGACGTATCAGCACCCCGGCGTCGCGCGCCTGGTCGTCGGGCGCCTCGAGCCGATGGCCGCCTCCGCGACGATGTCCGCCTGGGCGGTCCAGACGGCGCCGGATAAACCGAAGCGCCGCGGCGGGCGCCTGTCACAGATTCTCCGACGCCTGCCGGGCCGCGGCTGGACGGCGTAACGCACACACACGCACACACACAGGAGCTCGACCATGCCGACGACACCCCGATCACAATCCGCCCTGGCGGCGGATCAGAATTTTCAGAAGCGCCTGTCGTCCCTGCTGCTCTCGGAGGCGATCGTCGTCGCCGGCGAGGATGCCGCGACGGAGCACCACCAGCAGCGCCGCCAGCTCGCGCAGTCGGTCATTACCAACCCGACCGGGATGGCCTATACCCTCGGGCCGACGATCACCAATGGGACCAACCTCGTCGCCGCGACGACCTCGTACAACTTCGAGGCCGGCGCGATTGAGACGAGCGCGAGCGATGCGGAGATCAGCTCGCAGATCGCAACCCTATGGAACGTTCTCAGCGGCGTATGACCCCCCGTGTCAACGGCGTCCGGGTCGCGGCCTGGGCGCCGCCCCAGACGCCCGGGCGGCCACTCGTGACGGGGCCGCGCTGCCCAAAGCATTGCGACACGGCGACGCCGCCCGAGCACGGCGGCGGCGATCAGTGGGTCTGTGTGTGTTGCGGAACGCAATTTACCTGGAAGGGGAAACCGTCATGATCTCTGTCGACGTCGTCCTGCTCATCCTCGCGCTCGTGTGTTTCCTGGCGGCGGCGTTCAACGTCTCGAGCCCGCGCGTCAACCTGGTCGCGGCCGGGCTCGCGTGCTGGGTCGCGTCGATCGTGTTCTAGCGGGTCGGCATATTCAACACGCGCGACGTCTTCGGCTCGTTCTTAAGGATGCGCGCGAGCTCCCGATCCCACGCCGCGAGCGCGACTTGTTTCTCCGGGAGGTACTTCGCATGGTTGTAATGCTTACGGCCAACGGTCGCGGCCTTGTGATTCAGCAAACGATCAATCACGCCTTCCTCAATGCCGAGATCACCTAAGCCCGTCGAAAAGGTGCGACGCAGATCACGCCAGTCGAAATTCGGGAACGTCTGCGCAACCCCGTAGAGGTTCCGCTCGTCGGCCTTCTGTTGGCGGCCCGCCATGGCGGGAAAGACGTGGGCATCCGTCCGCGCCTTGTCGCGCGTCGTCAGCAGCTCGACCGCCATATCCGGCAACCAGATCCAATGCTCGAGGCCGTTCTTCGTGCGGACCGCATTCAACTTCCAGACGCGCGCCTCGAGGTCGACCTCGTCCCAATACATGCCGGCCGTCTCTTCGGCGCGCTGGCCTAGCAGCAACCGCAACCAGACGACGTCGGCGGCGTCGCTCGGCCGCTCCTCGAGCTCCGCATGGAGGGCGCGGATCTCCTTCTCAGTGAGGACTCGCGTCCGCGGCGTTCCCTTGTACCGCTTGATCATGCGACTCGCGGGGTTAGGGCCTGGATGGACGCCCTGGTCGATCGCGATGGTGAAGAACCTGGAGATCAGAACCTGCACTTTATTAATGCCGATTGTCATGTCGCCGTCGGCCAGGATCTCGGTCAGGAGGTCCGCGATCATCGGGCGCGTGATCGCCGTGACGGCGAGATCCCCCCACACCGGAAGGACCCGCTTGTCGAGCCGCTGCTCGTCGTCCTGCCAGGTCTTCTTCTTGCCCTTCTGGAACTTGATAAACGCCCTCGCGAATGTCCGCACCGTGAGGACTGGCGCGGCCGGCGGCGGGGGCGTCGCCGCGGCGAGCTCGGCGGCCTTCTTCTCCGCGATCGGGTCGCGGCCGTCGTCGACCGCCCGGCGGAGGACCTTCGCGGCCTCGCGCGCCTTCACGAGCGAGAGGGCCGGATACGATCCGAGGGTCATCCACTGCGGGCCGCCGCCCTTCACGCGATACACGAAGGACCACAACTTCGATCCCGCCGGCGTGACGCGGACGGTGAGGCCCGTGATGGTTTCGTCGAAGTAGTTGCCGGGCGTCTTCGCGCCGGCGAGAAAGCGATCGGTGAGGGTCTTCCTGGGCATGTCCTTGGCCTATATTCCGTGCTAACGCTGTGCTAACGATCTCTCAGGAGTTTCGGTCCTGAGAGGATTTCTGTGCTAACGCTGTGCTAACGCCGCGACACTACTCGCGGCCTCACAGAAAACAGCATACCCGATATTTGGGCGCAATTCGAGAGGCGCCCTCAGAAACAGGCCCAATAAATTGGAGAATGTAGGACTTAAAATCCTGAGAGGGTAACCCCCTCGTGCGGGTTCGATTCCCGCCCCCGGCACTCAATTCTCATAGGGAAAACCACACATTCCGTCGATCGGGCCGCCTCAAAACGGGCCGCCCGCGGCCCCTCAAAAACGGCTCTGTGCTAACGCTGTGCTAACGCCGCGACAGAACTCGCGCCGACAGCTCGCGCCAGGCGCCCTCGTGCGTAAGTTTTATTAACTCTTGTTAACCCTTGTTAACTTGCGTCGCTTTACGGTTGACGCCTGCGGAGTGGTGTCTTAGATCCAGAAGTGCGGCGCGGGGATTTCCAGAACGGGCTCTTGCACCTGGGACACACCGTCGCCTGATAACCCGGCCGCTTGGGGACCCACTGATGACCACACCGGAAACATTCCCAGCCCTGAAAGCACATGGTGATCTGCTTGGGCATACGGCGGAAGTGTTCCATGAGTAATACCGTCTCAACAATATGCGGGAATAAACACAACCTTGCAATACGTAACTTTTATAAGTAGGCTCCCGTCCCCCCGAT